CACAGCACCGGAGCAGCCAATGCCGTAGTAGCCCCCACGACAATTGTTCTCCAGGATACGGATGTCCTGAACACGGCTGGACTCCCGCGGACGGGGCATGACCTTGGCTTTAGCAGAATCCCGAGAACTGTTTGTACCGTCAGCAAACTGCAAGGTGGAGGTCAGCCAGATGGCGTTGTGGTGTGAGGTACGATATGAGGAGTCCGCGAACTCTACAACACAGTTCTGGATCCGAGGCACACTCTGCACAGCCCGAGCGTCTACATGGATACCATGCAGACCCTTCACACCCTTGATCTTGGTACCGCTGATGCTGAATCGCCGGCAATCGATGAAGTACATCACAGCACTTGCGTGGGATGCACCATTCACCCACTCATAGGTGATATCCCCACCAGTCACCCGGAAGTCTTCCGGGATGTTCCGGATGAGGAAGCAGGCAGTCTTGCCGACAGGAGCCTTGACGGTGATCTTTGCCTTGCGAAGGTCTAGGTGCCGGGCGCCGCCAAGGATTTGAAACTGATCATTAAGTTCGAACTCCCCGACGAGACGGATAGTGTCACCGATGACGGTGGATCGGATCTTCTGTTGGGTTTCAGCAGACCAGATACCGTCCGCAGGAGTAATGACGAGAATGTTACCCACTGATCCTCCGGGGCTGGGATTGGGTCGGGGTTGGGGTTGGGGTCCAGGTTGAGGGGCTGGTCCAGGGTTGGGATTGGGGGCTGGGGGTCGGGGTAGAACTGACCTCCGAATGGCTTCGGGATGCAGAGCGACCATGTAGGTCTCAACATCTTCCCAGCGATCGCTGCCCTGCACCGAGTTGAACAGGATCCGAGTAAGATCTCCGTTCACAGTGGCATGTGGCTCTGCCCAGTAGGCACTGGTACCCCAGGCCTTCTGGTAGTCCGAATCAGCAAAGCACACTTCCCAGAACTTCGGATTGACTTCCAGGGAGACCACAAAGATCTTCCGGTGATACCACCGCATCTCCGGCTGATTTCGCAGACGAGGGCCGTCAGGGTTCCGGTCCTTGTACTCACCATAGGTGCTCACCACTGCATAACCTGGGGTCTTGTAGCAGCGACCAGAGATGTGGTAGGCAGTGCCTGTGCCGTTGTAGTACAGACCCAGCAGCGGAGTCCGCACACCCGTCTTCATGTTGATGAACACCAGGTCACCGTTAGGGGACTGGTAGTCGCAGAACACGAACGCATCCTCACCATCAGGCAGAAGAGCCATATCCGAGTGCTCAGACTGCTTGTGCAGCATGATGTACGGCTTACCTTCCTGGCTGGCAGGGTGGGGCGCCTGCATGTCCTGTGTGTAAGCGCGAGTGCCAAGAGCATCTTGGCCTGCCCACGACACCACCGCCCACTTCCCAGAGGGAGACATGCTGGTGTGGTCAGGGCGCTCTGTAGGCCCACAGTCGATGTGGCCAAGGATCCGATCCTCGACCGCATCGAAGGTGATCACACCCAGGATGGTGAAGCTGGAGGTCTCAACCTGCCAGCACCAGTACCGACCGTCGAGAGAAGGGGCTCCCTCCGACTTCGTTGAGCAGATCTGGGCAGAGGGCCAGATTGCCTGGATGCGAGAAGCCAAATCCCATGTCCGCACGGTAGCCCGTGTGGCCACGTTCATCTGGTGGAGCTGCATGCCCCAGCCGTTGTTCGGAATGTACCATAACGTGTTCGGATCCGTGGTGGACCAGATGGGTTCAGCATCTCCAGCAAGGCCGGGGAGGGCATCCCCAACCTGAGCCCCAGTAGCCGCATCGTGTACGAACCAGTACCCATCGGACTGGTACATGAGGAACAGGGAATTGTCAGCGTTGAAGGCTTGCCGACGGGAGTAGTCGTTCCGACGGCGCTTCTTGCCCTCGGCCACCCACTTGACGTTGTCGGTGACGCGGGCGATAGGAGACCCGTAAACGGCCGCAGGAGACGCTTCCAGGTACTTGTAGGTGGTTGGAGCAGGGAGCTGCTTTGCAGGATCCTCTGGCCCCATCAGGAGGCTCTGAGGAACCTCTGGTGGGAACATGGTCATAGCGGTTGTCCGATGAAGATTGCAGAGAGGGAGTACGTCTGGGCAGCAGTCATGCCTGGAGGCACGGTGATGCTGATCCCAGTGTACCCCGAGACAGTGAAGACCGTGTACTCACCCCAGGCAGAGGACACCGAGTTACCTTGGCCAACGAAGCTTTCGGTAACGGCACGACCACCTTTGGACTGTACACGGATTTCCCACATCCCAGTGAGTGGGAAAGGGAAGAAGATGCTGGTTCCGTTCGGACTCTGACCTACTGTAGGTCTAGAGGTGCCGGAGGAGTACCGCTCCACAGTACGATTCCGGACACTGACACCGAACACCACCGCGGACGAGGAGCTACCCCCAGGAGAGGGCTGGGGAAGTGGTTGGGGTTGCGGGGAAGGGCTGGGAGACGGAATACCGCCGGCACGGAGGGCTTCCAAGCGGTCCTTGGTCTCGATACGGATAGCTGCAGTATTCGCTGCAATCCGTTCATCCACCAGCGTAACGACACGCTTCAGGCGAGTTTCCAGGTGCTTCAGGTTGACCGCGTGCTCGTCCTCGGAAGGAGAGTCCACTTTGAGCTGGGTACCCGACAGGTCGATCTCTGCTGCATTGATGTCAAAGCCGCCAGCGCCGCCACCGCCGCCTGCCTCAAGAGAGGCCACACGGTCTGACAGGTCCGATAGACGAGCAGTAATACCCGAAGAGAACTCATCGAACTTCGGCCGCAGGTCTCCGGAGCGGACAACCTCGTTAGGGCTGTTGAGGCGGAAGGGGCCATCACTGAACTGGAAGGAGTTCCCCAGCAGCAGTCGGAAGCTCGCATTGTTGCTGTTCGCTGTCTTGTACCGCAGCCGCAGGACACCGTCCGTGACCTTCTCCCAGACCCAGGGAGACAGGTCAGCCCCGTAGGTGAAGCTCGGAGTACCGCCGCCCCCACCAGGGGAAGGCACACCGCCGCCACCCCGCAACATCTGCATGATGGTGTCGATGTCGTAGGTGTTGTGCTCCACGACAAACGCCATGTCATCCCACTGCTTCTTCGTGATGGAGAAGCCTTGCCCGGACTGGGCTATGCGCTGGCCCAGGGACTCAACCGTACGGCTGAGGTTACTCACGTCGTGCTGCAGAGCTTGAACCTGACCGCCGTAGGACTTATCCACATACCAGCGGTTCAGGTAGTCAACCGTGACAGGCTCATCCCCCTGTATAGGGGCGGGCAGACCCTGAATCCGGTAGCCCTGCATGTCCAGGTTGCCGAAGATGCCTGCAGAGGCAAGTCCCCTGGCTTCCTCCGAGATCCGGAGAATCTGCATCAGATCGGCCCACAGGTTGCCAGCAGACCACCTAGCACCAGCCACGAAATTGTACTGCAGATCCAGACTAGTGTGTCGGCTAATCTGGACAGTCACCCCGGCAGGCACAGGGGCACCGAACAGTACCAGCTTGCGGGTTGGGTCGAAAGACCAGGCGGGGCCATTACCCCCGATGTACCTCACGGAGATACCTGTAACCCTATCTCCGGATGGGGTGAACTTGTTGTAGTCGGGGACATCAAACGGCACCGTCGTGGTGCTGAGGGTACCGTTAGAAGTGACCCGCACGTAGGTCACATCACTCACGTGCTCGTGCTCCTATGGCCTTGAGGACCGGGTTTGCCGCATACACTGGGATGAGGTCGCCCATGCGGGAAGCCACCTCAGTGGGATCACCAGACTTCACTGACTGCAAAGCCTGGACCCCACGATCGAACGGGATGAGTACGGGAGCACCAACGGAGTTGGATTGCCCGGTCATCCACTTGAACGGCTCGGATAGCAGACCCAGTGCGCCCATCTGAGCGACAGCAGTAGCAATGGGCTTGTCATCCTCCTTGCCCATCAGGGCAGTTTGTGCCTGGGTGGCAGCTAGAGCCAGCGGGAACTGGTACAGAAACATGAGGCCAAGAGCCCCAGCCCCATGTCGCTCCAGAGTACCGGCCAGCAGCTTGTTATGTGCCGTGATCACGAAGTTTCGGTACATGAACAGTGCTTTACCAACAGGGTCGAATGCAGCGAAGGTAGGCATGTCCCCGAGGCGAGACTGCAGCACAGCCTCATCCATGGCCCGATACAGGGGGGAACGCACATGATCCCAGGCAGCATCATCCCAGTTGTCAATGTGCATACCATGCTGGTCGTACTGGGCCTTCAGAGCGTCCCACTGGTCAGGCTGGATGCCATACCCTTCCAGCAGACGGCGAGCTTTCTTGTTCCCAGTAATGGCCTGCTCCAGACGCCGGGACAGTAGATCACCAGCCACCGCTGCTTGGTGGTGGTGGATAAACTTCATGCCGTTGGCGTAGGGAACCAGGTCTCCGAGCTGCTGCAGCTTCAGGTCTATACCATTGAGAGCCTCCATGCTGTGGCCATCCTCGAACTTCTTGAGGAACGGCCGCAGACGGACGTTGTAGGAGCTGTGCTGGGACAGAACCTTGGCCAGCTCGTACCGATTGCTGTGCTTGAACAGCTCCCGAGCACCAGGCACATGCCGAAGCATTGCCGCAGTCGTAGCCCCAAGACCATAGCGAGCCATGATCGAGGCATACTCCGTAACCTGCCAGAGACCAGAGGCAGCGAGGGTGATAGTCCGACCGAACGATGCTGCACGACGGAAGTTGTCGTTCATCCGCACTCCCTGGGGAAGGCCCTTGAAGTACGAGATTGTATCATCGAACTGCTGAGCCATCTGCAGACGCTTGCCTTCGGGGACTTCACGCAGCAGGTACTCACGGACCTTCAGGATGTCCGCCGGCTTGGTGAGTCCCCGCTGAGCGAAGCCGACATCCGTAGCCACCTTCTTCAGGTACGTGTCCGTGATGCTGCTGACGTTCGTGTCCACAAGGTCCACAGGCCGCAGGATGGAGCCGTCGGGCATCTGATGCTCGAACAGCATGTCCATACCGATACGGGACTTCAGGTACCCGGAGCCACCCTCTACAGCCGTGACTTCATCAAAGACACTCATGGCTGCTTCCACGTCCTTCTCTGCTACACCAGCAGATCGCATGCTGTCTCGCATCTTGGCTTTCACCAGGTTAGGAACACCAGCCCCCACGGAGTCCTCGAAATAACCCTTACGGAGGGCACGATCTCGGATAGCCTCGGCAATCTGCATTGCCACATCATCAGGAAGCATGGGAGTACGCTTCTGGATAGCCTTGGCAAGCATCTCTGCCACCGCGATGTAGGAACCGTCGCCACGGCCTCGGATAGCTCCCTCAAGCTTGCTGGAATCCCACTGGCGGGAGATGAAGCCAGGAGTGACCTTCAGGTGCTTGGCATTCTTCACACCAGCACGTTGGAGCTCTCCGAGTGCCTGGGCACTGATCTTGTCGAGCTGATCTGCTAGTGCGAGTACATCCGCATCCTGGGTGAAGTGCTTGACAGGCGCCCCCACGGCATGAGCCTCATTCCGAGCAACCATCTCCATGTAGATCTCCTGCTCAAGGTCAGCCTGGATCTGAGCGGCCTTACGGGAGTTCTTCACACGCTGAGCCAGACCTGCACCCCGCTTGCTGAGAACCTCCAGCAGCCTCTGTTCATACACCACCTGGCCCTCACGAAGGTCAGTCAGTACACCCTGTCGAAGAGACTCGATGGAAGTGTTGCCGCTCTGCAGAGGATCATCGTATAGCAGGTCAGCTACCTTACGGGCGCCGTCACTCAGCGAGGACATGGCCTTGTGCATGTTCCATGCCAGGTTCTTCGCCACCTTGGAGGAGATGTTCTGACGTGCTTGTGCTGGTTGCTGGAAGATCTCGGACAGGTCCAGTTGGTTCGATTGCGCCCGGTGTTCAGGCAGCACACGATCCATCGAACCAGACCGTCCAGTAGCCTCGATGCTCTTGGCGATGCTGTCGAAGAAGTCCGCTGCACGGGAGTCGATGGGGACACCCTTGTGTACCGTCTTGAACAACCCGATCAGCTTGTTCAGAAGGCTCGTCACGAACTGAACCACGTGCCTCAAATAGGAGGGCGGCTTGGTGTATTGGGGCAGGTGCTCCAGCAGATACTTCTGGAACAGGTCGGCGCCCAACTCGTCTCGGTTGTGCAGGTACTTCAGGACCCTCTCCTGCCCTCCGAAGCTTCGCATGATGTCAACCAGAGCCAGCTCATGGTCATCCGTGACTTTGCCAAGCTCCACTGCAACATGCTCAGGGAATCGAGACGTGAACGCAGACTGTGCCAGGCGGGAGTGCAGAGCCCGTGCAGCATTACCGGGTTGGGTAGCTGCCTTCTGCAGATCGTCGATCAGGGCGTTGAAGGCCTTGTGGACAGCTTCGTCAGCCTGCTTGATACCCACCGTGACGATAACGTGTCCGATTTCGTGTGTCAAGACGTGGAGCTGTTCCTTCTCGGAGAGACCCTGACGAATACTGATCTTGGCGGACTTGTCTCCTACAATGGCTGAACCTAAGGCCCTACCGCGCGCGTCAGCAGCGATGAGCACCTTAATATCCTCGGGGATGAACCTCCGAACCACCTCCTCCAACAGAGTCTGCACTTTGTGAGAGACCTTAGCCTGGAACATCAGGCGCCCATCCGCAAGAGTGCGGTCGGGGAAGTTCTGGAAGGCCTCCTCCACCTTACCGTCCAGTAGCACGCGAGTATACTCTGGCGGCTGGTTCCATTTGTCAGCCTTGAAGGAGTCATCGGACGGTACGCCCTCCTTAGACACTGGACCTTCGCTGGTAGGCGGCCTGTCTGGCTCCCCCAGCTTCTCGGTCTCCACGAACTCCATCCCGCCGTCCTTACCCTTCACGGGTGTGTACAGACCATCCAGGTCTCCAGCTGTGATATACTCTGGGAGGTCATCAAAGGCCTCTGGATGCTTCGCAGCGATCTCCTGGACCGTAGGAGGCTCGACAGGCTCTTGAGGCTTTGTAGGGGCTTCTAAGGGCTTCTGAGCGGGTTCCTTGGGCTTCAGGTCTTCCAGGGTAGGAAGGCCCACCTGGACAGGCTTGGCTGCAGAAGTCTCGGACACCACATTGGCTTCCTCGTACCCCATGCTGATGACAGCCGGGTTGGGACGCTCGTTGACTTCAGGCAGGTCAGCCAGACGGCGAACCTCACGAAGAACCCTCTGGTTCTGCCGGTGTGCCCACCGAGGATCGTCCACTGCCTTCTGCATAGCCTCGACAGTCTGTCGGATGGCAATGTCAGGGTCAGGTAACTCGAACTGGCGACGGACTTCCTGCCAGACCTTGGAGCCTTCCTTCAGGCGAGCCCGCTTGGTCTCTAGAGCAGTCAGCTTCCGCCGCTGCTGTGCAGACAGGCCCTTACGCCTCTCCAGTGCCTTCATGGAGGCAACGGCACGCTGCAGGCGGTTAATCTCCGTCTTGGAGGTGGTCTCCACCAGGTCATCCAGGCTCAGGGTAACCTCGGGCTTGTCATAAGCAAGCAGACGGGGCTCAGGCAGGAAGTCTTCAGGACGTTCCGGGACTCGGACCGGAGTTGGCTGCGCAGGATCCAGCCGAGGCGGGTGGTAATCGTAGCTCAGCTCCTTAGGAGGAGGAGGCGTGTACTCCAGCTCCCCCAGTGCGGGGAGGTCGTGCACTGCCCGCTTACCATTGTCAGGAAGAGCAGGTAGGGATGGGGTAGCTTGAGGCTCAGGGTCTACCACCTCCCAAGGGACGTCCTCAGCCGGGTTGGCCACATTGTAGTCACGACGCAGCACAACGTCTCGGGAAGGGCCATCGAAGCCTGTGATGGTCGGCTCATTAGCATCCGGGGTGAACGGTACGTCCCCATCAATGTGGGGCTCCCTGACAGGGTGAACAGTGGTGGGGATGTCTGTAGTCGGGTCAACAGCCTGGGCCTTCTTGAGGGCTCGCTCCCCGAACACACCACCACCAACAGCCCCCATCAGACCAGACATGATCAGGTCTTGCTTAGACTTGGGTGTTTGCCCCAGCAGATCAGCACCGACGTTCAGGCCTCCGTAGAAGGCCGCGGAGGCAGCTCTCCCCAACAGAGTGCTACCTAAACGGGCAACAGGGAGTAGGTTAATAGGATCAGCAGCACCGCCCAGGAAAGCGCTGCCAGGGTTTTCAGCAGCCAGTTTACGGTACTGTCGAATCTCCTTGACCTGGGAAAGTGCCCACTTGGCAGAATTGATTCCTTTGCCATGCTCCCTCATGAACTCGTGCTCCTCAGGGGAGAGCACGATAGGGGTGTGTTCCAGGAATTGGAACAGGTCAACCGGAGGATCGTCCTCGAACTCCGGCTTCGTGAATCTGCGGTAGATGTCCGCCGTAGGCGCCAGCATGAAGCCAGCCATGGCAGACATGTACCAGGGGGTTTCTTCAAGCTGCCCGTTGTACTCACGCTGGGCACGAGCATCCCGGAAGGGAGTCGTGACCTGCATGGTATCGTCGGACATGGTGGTGAAGTGGTCAGGCGGGACCGTAACGAAGCCATCCTTCAGCGTGCCCTTCGCCGGGGCATCCGGTTGAATGACTTCGGGGCGGTCGCCATAGACGCCTTGGGCGAAGTGCCGCTGAGGATACTGTTTCATCAATCGTTCCGGTTGTAGTTCTTAACCAGGTTCATGTACATGTCCCGACGCTTCTGGGGGCTGTACTTCCAGGCTGCAGTGCGTTGCAGCCACTCCACTGCATTATCTACTTCACCCCGACCCAGAGACTCCAACATACGCTTGGCAGCGTAGCGAGCAGTCCCTTTACCTCCTTTGACTTCACTATCCGTTGCGAATGCAAGCCCGGACTGATAGGCCAGGTGGCCCAGCAGGGTGAAGGTGTTGGCAGTCTGGGGGATGTTATAGGCAGCCATATAGTCATAAGCTGCCTGGGCAACGTCATCAGAGGCGCGCTTGAAGGACTCGTTGATGTCCTTGTCCGTGATGGGTTTACCATCCTTGGCATTCTGGGGGTAGTGTGGGTTCGTGTGGAAGATCCCTACACCAACAGACTGCCCATGGGAGTCCTTGTAGTTGGTCTTGGAGACACCCTCCTGATCCACCAGAGAGGCACGGAGCTTGAACATCCACTGGTTAGGAGCACCCGCAGTGTTATCCCCATTGAACGTTACCTTACCACCTGCAGTGCTCACGGTGTAGCCATTGCCGTACACAGCCTCGTTGTACTTGTCCTGAGCATTGGTGATCTCCTGGACACGCTTGCGGATGTCTGCAGGAGTAAGCTCCTGGACGTGGGTAGTGTCCCTGTTACCCTTCTTGTCGACACTAGCTACCATGACCTTGTTGCCATGGAAGTACAGCATGGCAGAGCCGCCTTGGCCCCTGTGAGCGACCTTGGCAAGGTCCGCGAGAGCTTGAGCGGCAGCACCACGGTTGGCACCAGTAGTACCGAAGGTGGCGTCGATATCGAAGTTCTTCGGGGCGAACATCGGACCAAACTCAGTCTGGATGGTGCGGGCTGCCAGGTTGGACTTTGCGAGTTCAACGGCATCCTCGGGAGACTTCATGTGGTAGGTGTCCATCACGTCAGACAGCTCCAATGACAAGGCATTGCGGTACTGGTCCGTATACTCCTTGACAATGGGGGAGTCCCCAATGAACTTGCCCTGATCTCCAAAGAATGGAGAGTACGGCCGCATCTGCATGTCCATAGCTGCTTCATTGGACCACAAAGCCTTGACATTAAGCCACAGATGCTCCAGTGCATTCTGGCTGGTGGCGTTCTTCATGGCCTCCTTGACGGCCTCCTGCTGCCCTTCTGCGAGTGCAGCCTTGGCAGAGGGAGACAGCTTGTCATCCATCTCTGCATCCTGGGTAGCGAGCTGGTGAGCTTCCTCGTAGGAGTGCCCCTTGTCGGCGTAGGAGAGCATACGATTCACGAAGGCACGATTGCCTTCGGACACACCTGAGAGCATGCTGGTGCGGGCGAAGGAGTCGCCTCGTTCCTCAGCCTCCCGTAGGTGGTTCACGATGTGCTCTACGGCTGCTTTGTGCTGAGTGAGGATCTCTCCCTTCTGGTTCCGCATCTGGGTGAAGGCTACGTCTGCAATGGACCCGGCGAACTTGTACCCGGAAGACATACCGTTGGCACCCATCTTCAGACCCACATCGATCATCTGCTCCGTAGTAGCCTGTTGGCTGGCTAAGAGCTTCTTGACCGCATTCATGGCATCGTCTTCTGTCTTACCGGAGAGGAGGATCTGGCGCAGGTCTCCCCGCACAGCCGCAGCAGCGAGAGCCGTGGTGTCCTCCCGCTTCTTCCGCTCAGTAAAGTACTTCTGGAACAGAGATGCCTGCTTCTCCCGAGACATGTCCCCCCGGAGCACAGCAGCATCAGTGAATTCTCGAAGGGATCCTCGGGTACCTTTGAAGGTGCCATCAGACAGAGATGCTTCCAGTTGCCCGAGCTGCTCGTTGTAAGCCAGAGATTGGCGGTCCCGGGCACGCTCCTTAGCCTGCCGGAACTTGTCTGCCAACCCATCCTGCTCCTTCGCGGGAAGCCGCGCCAGGAGAGTACTACGCCCTCCCTGTGGATCGTCCATGACGGTCCGAGCCATAGCCTCGTACAGCTCCGTGCTGTCGTTGGCCAGGGCCATCTCCAAGGCCTCTTTGGTCAGGTTAGCCTGTACGCCACGAGGCAGGGATGGGTCAAGCCAAACAGCCCCCACCAGGTTCCCTATGGTGGATTGGATCTGAGCATCGAACGCTTGGCTGCTCAGGTCTCCTGCAGAATGTTGAATCTGGGCTGTGTGGATTCCTTGCAGAGCAGTATTCCACAGGGTAGCTACCGCTGCAGACTTCTGCTCGATGATGTACTTAGTATGCTCAGTTGTCCAGGTGCGAGTGTCAGTGGAGTCCTCCAGCTCAAGCTGTGAGGCCATGACAGCCCGCTGTTCCAGAGTCATGCCGTTGAACCCGGGCATCATGTCATGCCGTCGAGCAGCCATATAGGCCTCGAACTGGTCAGCAGACATGGCCCGGATCTTCGGCAGATCCTGCTTGAACTGGGCCTTCTGGTCAGCCAGGGCGAGCTTACCCATGGCGTCGCGGTAGCCGGCCACCTCCCAGTCACGGGTCAGAGGATCCCCTTGGATCTCCTCCTCGCCTTTAATAACGCCAGCCTTTGCTTGGCCAGCCAGGTAGCGGTTCTTGTACCACTGGTCGTCCAGTTTCTGCAGACCACCAGAAACCGTCCCCGTGAGGCGATCTAAGGCCCGTAGGAATCCTGAGTGGGCCCCTACAGAGTCAGCCACCACATCCGCCCCACGAGAGGCTCCTGGGCCTCCTATGGAGCTTTGGCGGGCCTCCCGGTTGTCCGCAACATTAAACTCGGGAGACTGAGAGTTACGGAGAACCGGATCAGCCATTTAGAACCTCGACAGAGAGAGTTGAGGCTTGGAGAGGGAGCCGGAAGGCATGCCACTCTTCGTGCCGCTGTTGTTACCAAGACTGAGGGACATACGCCGCTGAGCGTAGTTCAGACCGAACTGAGCCACGGCATTTGCGATCTCCAAGCCGGCCTGACTGCGCCAAGCAGACATGTGGTTGGTGGCTTGGTAGTTCCGGGTACCATCCGGGGCTGAAAGCTGGGTGTTCACCACCATGGCATCCAGTTCCCGGTTATGGTTATCCACTTCCGATGCGTAGTTCAGCAGGTTCTGCGCCTCGGCTACATCCTGCTTGGCTTGGATATCTGCACTGACAGCCACCACGCTGGCCCCGGTGTTCCCGGTAGCGGCAGCGTTGGCGGCAGCGGCCCCTTGAGCTGCAAGCCCCTGCGCCTTGATGCCCGCCGACAGTCCCTGGGCCTGCTGCTTCTTCAGAGCCAGTTGAGACTGCATCAGGGAGGCTTGATAGCTGTTCCTGACGGTCTGGGCGAGGCGGTCCTTTATGATGGCCCTGGACTCTGCCTCTGATTGGGCCTTGATTTGTGCCTGATCCTGCCTAGCAGCCAGCTTGGCTTGCTTGCGACCACTATACAGCGAGGAGGCGACTTGTGCCGCCAGAGCAGCAGCAGCAAACCATACCATAGATTATCTCCGCTGGTAGAGGGGTTTGTAGTTCACGACAAAGGACAGCCCAAGCAGGTTCAGCTCATACACAGAATCACTGGAGATCCGTATGAAGTGCTCATCCATCTGAACGCCCAGGGGCATGTCTGTGACAACCTCAGGCGCCGCCCAGGTACTGCCAGGAACCAGACTGAACTGATCCCATTGGTTGGCAAAGACTTCTCTGTACACCCACTCCCGGGGATTCCCATAGGGCACGCCCCGCATCACGAGTACCTTGATCTTATAGGCCCGCTGCAGGTGGAAGGTATACTTGATGACCACAGCAGACTTAGGCGCCGTGTGGACAGCATCCCCCTTCTCATCCACAACCACAGGACGAGGAGGCACGACCGTGCTTGTGAAGGGTATACCCACGAGTACCTGGGAGGTACTACGCTCTGCATCAAAATGAGAAGGGTCGTTTAGAGGGACAGGCATACCCCAATCAGGTGCACCAGGGTCAGCCACCACCCCCAACCACTTCTTCTCAAAGTCTCTGTCCAGGAGACCTGTCCATCCCGGCTTGTGCAGGAGCCCGAAGCTGGAGGAGAGGTAGGAAGAGAAATGCAAGTCCAGGAATGGGTACGTATTCCGGGCGGATTCCGAAGATCCCCGAGGGTCCAGAGTGCCGACCACGCGGACGTTAGTGTCCCTGTTGAAGACGAGGTGCAGCAGACCCCCCACCCAGTAGATACTCTCAATCTGGTAGGGAAAGACCCATCGATGCCACGCAGACTGAACTCGCTGATCTCCGTCCCACGTGTACTCGTACACCTGCAAATGGTACCGAGTGTTGGACATGAGGACAGCAGCCATAGGCACACTGGAGGAAGCCTTGAACTCCGCTACTTCCCCGGAGAAGTACCGAGGTAGATGGGGAGTAGCGTCGTCACTGATGTACTGACTGGCTGTGTACTGGCTGGGGATCATCTCCATGAAGCCTGTGTACCCAGGGGCCGTAGGTCGTGCGTACATCAAGGTCTTACCCATGAGGGCTGGGGCAATATTGGTGTCGGTTGCGTACCCGCTGGTAGGGGCTACGGTAGCAGTCCGAGGAGTAATTGCTTGACCAGTGCTGGGAACCACAGCCTGGTGGTTCTTGGAGAACAGTAGTAGGTCTCGCTGGTACTGCACGCCCCAGGTGTAAGAAGCACTCGATTGGCTGGAGGCACCTACCTCAATGGGGTCAGAATCCAGAAGCTCCGTAACCGTGCTGCGGTACCACCGCTTGGGGTTCCCGGCGGCGGAGAAGGCCACGTAGTTGCCTGACAGGATGCACATGCGACCTTGGTATGCACACATCCCTGTGATGCCTGCCGACAACCAGTGGAAGTCTGGGTTCGTTGTATCATCCCCAGCAAAGCGGCCTTCCCAGTCACTCCAATCGATGTACCAGGTACCGTCCTTGCGGTAGATACTGACAGGCACATCCGCAATGGCTGACACGCTATTTGGGCCACCAGTCTCAAGCCACGCTTGCTGGGAGGCGTCATACCGGTAGTACTGAGGAGCACGCCCGTACCCCACAGCGATAACAGCGCGGTTTCCGTTCGGAGGCAGTATAGCAGGAAGCTGTGACACTGTAGCCACTCGCCCGGTACCACTGGCCACCATGAAGGTGCTGCCAACGTCTGAGGTAATCTCGACGATCGTGCCCGGATCTTCAGTCCAAACGAACAGGTACGCACCCCGAACTTCGATACCAACGCCGGGTAAGCTAGACATATCCCCCGTGATGTGGTCCGCAAGCTGTTTCATGATGTGCTCGGGAGTTGCGAGTGCAGCATCATTGGTACCCTGCCCAGAGGGGGTGGTGTACCGAGCTACTCGCCCCGCACCATTGCGTCCTCGGATCGTCAGATCGTAGGTCTTTCCGTAGGATCCGGACAGCACGTATGCGAACCCACTGGACTGCCAACGGCGGTAGGGGTTTGCGCGCTTGACAATAGGCCGCTTGTGGGTGTTGCATAGGTACAGAGTGTCCCCCACGAACGCAGTTCGTATATGGAACTTGTCACCCAAAACGTACGGGGCTGTGAACTCTGCAATCTGCTCATGCGTATTCCGGTCTAAAATCCAGACCTTGCCCATATGGGTATCCACCCACAAGACAGCCTGGTGTCCCGCAATATCGATGACCTCAGTGTACAGGTGGATCCAGTCAGTGGTAGAAGTACTCGTGTGCCACTTGTAGGCGCATCCTGGCCTGCGCCGCAGGCCAGTCACAGGGTCGCAGACCATGTTGACCAGTTCAGTCACCTGCCCGGGTTTACGAAGGTCTTGGTGCTGCTCAGAGACTCCTTGCAGCAAGGGAGGGTAGGAGGATTCAAATAACACGGTACACTCCTGCCACGGGGTCCCAGCCGCCAAAGCCACTGTCCACGGACAAAAGCTGTTGAGCAGCGAACCACCCGTGCTGGTCAATGGGTTGGGCGTTGTCGTTCTGATTCTGGGTCATGGCGAGCATGGCATTGTCCTTCGTCATCTGCCAGACTTGCAGATCAGACTGGGACAACGTACTCGATGCACACATGATGACAGTCGAAGCAACGATGTAGAGCTGGGCACTGTGGGGCAGTGCTTCGTACTCCACATCGAACACCTCCCACCCACTGACCGTGTTGCTACGGATGTCAGCGGGGTTCCCAGTCTCCGGGTGGACAAGCTGTTTGTTCCAGAAGATGGCTTGGGTAGGATCGTCAGCGTAGAAACCGACAGCGTTATCACCGAGGCGGAACACGCCAGAGTGGCGAGTAACTACCCGGTGGATCTTCTGGAACCACCAGCGATGGCCAGCCAGAAGCAGGCTCTTGTTCAGGGCCAGAAGGCGCAGGACCTTCGGGACTTCAGAGTTCGGCTCATCCAATGAAACCACAGGCAGGTAGCCCATCAGAGGCAGAATGGTGTTGACCGCCTCCAGGACGGTGCTGGGATGCTTGAGTAGGTCCATTGGATGAGGCCCCCTTTCGGGGGCTGGGAGGTTAAGGGATCAAGCCTTGTCGCGCAGGACGCCGATGCGGTCGCCTCGCTTGGTACCCACGTTGAACATGCGAACCATGCCGATGATGGTGCGCTGCTCATGCTCCAGGGTCACAGCGTGGCCGTGCAGCTCCTTCGCCACCGGAGTGATCAGAGTCACTCGCGGATCGAAAGTAATCAGGCCGGCACGGACCTCATCTGCAGACAGGTTGAAGTTGGAACCCATCGGGCTGGAGGCCACAGCGGCAGTCGGGAAGCATGTCACCTCGACGATCTTGATGCCGTTCATGGCAGTCAGCATGCGGTGAGTGCTGTCCATCGTCACACCAGCCGGCTGATAGATCGACTGACTGAACAGCGGGTGCTGCAGCAGCAGGTCGAACATCTTCGGACTGGCCAGCGTGATCATGCCGCTCGTCGGAGTGCTTCGCTCCTTGAAGTTGGTGATCAGCTTACCGTGGGCACGGTAGATGGCTCGGGCAATCACGTCCTCAGTGGCGCCAGTTGCCCAGTCCATGTTCCGGACAATACCCGGGTTAAAGCGGGTTGCCACAGAACCAGGGGCAGTCCAGCCGCCGGCCTTGATGAGGGCCGCCATGTGCAGCTCATCGTAGGTCTTGGCGTGAGCTTCGGCCATCTCGGCGGTGTACTCGGCGGTGAAGTCCGGTGCGGTCCAGTCGTCGATGAAGTCAGTCTGGATCTGCGTGTAGATCGAGCGGTCAACCTTCATGATGACCTTCTCGTTGGTGATGCGCTTCGGCTCCAGGGTCTCACCGACCTGACGGACGCCGGTAGTCGTACCACCCAGCAGACGCCACCCGACGGTGTTGGTGTTGCTTTCGACCGAGACCGGGTTGGTCAGCCGCAGCTTCTCGAATGTCGAGCCTTCACGGATACCCACCTCGATCAGGGCTTGGATCAGTTCGTTGTGAACGTCCACGTTTGCCGCAGTGCCGGCCCAGTGGGCACGGGAGTTCGCTGCAGCGTTGGAATACATTGGCATTATTTGCCCTCCTGCTTACCAGCAGCGCGAGCTTGCATCAGCTCTGCCCACTGGAGTTCATAGTTGGAACTGCCTTTGCGCACACGTGCGACTTCGGCCTTGAATTGTTCGTTGCTGAGAGTGTAGCTCATCGATTGGCTGCCTTCCCGATTGCCCGGGCCTTCATCAGCAGGGTAATGTTGTCCACCCACTCACTGTCACGTCGGCCACCGTTGGCATCCAGCTTGGCGAGCGCTTCCTTGAATTCCTTGTAGGACAGACCTTGCTGGCTACCCCCTGCAGGGACGTTGGGGTTGATGGGGCTGGGAGTCCGTTGGGACATGAACCCACCCATCTGTGCGAATGCTTGCACGGTTTGAGCGGCCTCCATGATCCGCGTCGGGTCTTTGCTATCCAGGTCACGAGCCACACTCCGACGGACGGACAGAGGAGCAGACTGGTTGAAGGCATTGACTGCCGCGTCCCAGTTCTCCTCCCCACCCACCATGGAGTAGACCTGCTGCTGGAGCTGCTCCGACCGCTGAGTCACGTACTCGACCAGCGTGGTAGCAATCCGCTTCAGCTCCTTAGCTTGCTCCGGATAGGCCTCACTGAGGTACTTCGTGTCGATCAGGCTGGGATCACCACGGGACAGGGCGTTCCCAACCACACGGTCGAAGTCGATACCCTTGGCGAGGGCATGAGCAGCCTGCAGAGCCATGAACGTCGTCGGGTCCGCATCCTTCACGGAGTACCCGCCGAGGCTCTTGGGCAGCTCGTTGGCTTGCGGTTCAGCCTGGACTTGCTTAAGGGGCTGCTGAGCCTGTTTAGGCTCGATCTGAGCCTTCAGTTGGGCCAGCAGGGCATTGATGTCCGCTCCTTGACCTTGTGCCGCCTGTGCAGCGTCCTGCGTGGCAGCCGGCTGAGCCGGGACAGAGGGAGCGGAGCTTTGATTGAGTTGTTCGGACATGTTCAGACCCCCACTTGCAGACCGTCATCCAGGCCTTTCAGGCCCTGCACCACCGGATCATTCTCGGTGAGGGTGGCCGGTGCAGCATCGGGGTGGATGATGTGGGTGTACGTGTTCGGAGTACCGTCCGCAGCGTACTCAGTCGTGCGGATGAAGGTGGAAATGATGGACATGCGCTTAACCTCCCATGGCTTGCGCGAGTTGTTGTGACTGGTCTGCGGCCATGTCTGCTGCCGCCATACCCTGCTGTGCCTGGGCTTGAGCCTCGGCTGCTTCCCGGTCTGCTTGCTTCTCTTCCTCGGACTTGGCAACGTCTCCGACAGGGAACCCTGCCCCGGTGAAGATCTCTTTACGGACCTTTTCGGGGGATAGGTCAGGGTCAGCCTGTACGATAGGAAGGGCTGCACCCCATTGCTGCAGGGCCTGCAGAAGACGATCACTCCGGTCAGCCTGGCCCAGAGATGCCGAGCCCTCCAGGATGTCGATATCCCAGGCTTTCAGGTGCAGGTCAGGCAACAGCTCGGGCCGTACCTCCAGAACCGCCAGACGGGCCAGAGGGACTTGTAGAAGGCCAGCCAGGGTGTTATACACGCCCCCCAGCAGTTGCTCCGCTTGGTGGGTATCTCGCTGCAGCTCGTAAGCCGTAACCCGCTCACCCTGCCTCACTATGCCGTCGTACATGAAGGCCTTGGAGAGGCGCTGAATCACGGCCTCGATCTTGGCATCAACCTGCTGGAGCTTACCTCCGTTGTTGGGCAGCTCGAAGGGCGTGACCTGAGTGCCATCAGCTACGACAAACTGACCATCCTGAGCCTTTGCAAGTTCACCGGGCTGGGTGGCGGCTGAAGGGCCAACCAGGAAGATCACCCGAAGCATGCCCATGGCGTACTTCAGCGAGGCAGCATTGAGGCGGGCCAGGATCTTGAATCCAGTGGCGTACTCCTCGACATGGGAGCGGCCGTAATGCTCGCCAGGCACCAAGTTCCAATATGCAAAGACCCAGGGTAGCTCCTCTTCCCGGAACCAGTCAGGGGACTTAACCTCAATGTCCTTGGCGAACTCTCGAACGGTGTACCCTATATGGGTGCCACGATTTTCCTGGATGATCCACCAGTACCGATCCACGATGATCTTGTCTGGATTCTCGGGGATACCGTCCCGGGAGTACAGCTTGTTCTGGATATCCTTGGGCAGCGCACGGAGAGGGACACCCTCCTTCACGATGGCCTGTACGAGGGTACCGTCGAAGGCTCGCTGGGTCACGTAGTTGCCCAGGCCGTAGACCTTCATGGATCGCCGGTCGGAGTCCCGGTAGATGCAGGCATTACCTGTGATGATCAGGTGCCGCAGGGTCTGCATCAGGGCCGCATGGCCCCGCTGACCGTACAGGGCCTGCTGGGCCTGTACCGTCAGCATCGTGAGGGCGTCAGCTGTCTTGGTCTCCGTATAGCCGTGCTCCTCCAGCTTTCTCTTCAAGGATGGAGCAGTAGCGCGGACGCGGAAGAACTCCCGAGAAACGGGGAACAGCACACCTACCAGCCGGGCGGCCAGGTTGTTCACCAGAATGGCCCCCAGGTCGGCAGCTTCATCATGCTGAATCCTCTGCTGGTACTGTGTGGACACCCCATTGAGACCTACCGTCAAAGAAGGGATTGTCCACTTCCCGTACTGCTTTGCGTTCCGGATTACCCCCGCGTCCTGCAGCTCAGTGTATGCAGCTTCTGGAGAACGATTCACAGGTTAATCCCCAGGGCCGAAGAGAGGCCCGATGTCGGCTGCTTCCGCTTGCGGAGGAAATCCCCAGTAGCAGCTACCTGATCGGCAGATCCACCAGCAACCACGTTGGCGATGTTGTTCGTACTCAGGTCTGCACTGGTGTTTTTCTTCAGCACCTGGGCTGCCGCATTGGCATCGGCAATCGCCTGTGCAGCATTCGCTTGAGCTTGCTGTGCAGCAGCGATCCCCGAGTTATCGACGTTGACCCGTGTCTTCTTCATGCTTGCTTGAACTTGGTGACACACCCTGTTCCATCACGGAGCATGTGGGTGTAGGTTACGAATGAATACCCGGCTTTCCTGCTCCGCTCCAACGCAAAGCATAGCACGTACATCTGAAACTCAAACGCTGGACGGTCTGAGAATCGATTGTAGTTGCACAGGACGCTGTAGCAATCTCCCACATGGATGTCTTGCTCTTTCCCTACAACCGCATACCGGAGTACTTCACCTGAATCGTCCGAATCGATGATCAGATAAGCTTCCTCAACGGTATTAAGCATTGAGAGTACAGCACCTATATGCTTTTCAATACTCCATGCTTTCATTACCGGGTATTGATCTCTTGCTTTCGGTAAGTACTTATCACAGAGATAGAGTACTGTACTTTCAAAAGCAATATCACTCTTGGGGATTACTATCCTGGGCATTGATTACTCCTTCAAGGTATTGCAATACCGCTTGTTGTCCAAAGTAAAACCATACCTGTTCAACAGGTGTAGTCTTAGGATTAAGGACAGTAGTAGGAAATACTTTTCTCAAAGCCTGTAACTGTAATCTTGAGAAGTATACCTTTTGAGTTTCCATTGATTGTATTCCTACAGAGTATTAAGTAGAATAGATTTGAGTATTGAAGTGGAGTATTACTATTGAACTATAGAATAAAGACCTTTTATCTTTATCTATCTATCTATTCATAGCTATTACTCCCGCCCTCCTCACCCTCACCATCCACCCTACCTATCTATCCCCCTATAGTCCCCCTTCCTTCCCTCCCCGCCTTCCTCTCCCGCTCCTCCCTCCCTCCCTCGGTGATACCCATGGGCATCACGTCGGTCGGTCGGTCGTCGCTGGTGTCGGACTTCGGTGGGTTCTGTACCCAACATGGGTGCCACGAATTTTCTGGCACCGTCAGGTGTTGTACCCAATATGGGTGCCAAGAAAATTCGATAGAGAAATCAAGGACTTAGGAGAAGAAGAATTCCGACCATCGAACTTGATCTAGGTCAAGATCGCCTTGGGGTGGCGGGGCTTCAAAGTCCGGATCGATCCGCATCCGAAGGTCGTCCAGAAGGTTCCCAGCGTACATTTCCACGAAGACTTCCCGGATGGAAGCCTGCATGAAATCGACATCGCACGCATGGGTTGATGCGCAGTCGTGAACTGCAAGGAGGGAGCATCCATTATGTTTCATCCGATTTGCAAGCTTCGCCATGTGAGCAGAATCTAATGAATGAACCACATTCGGTGAAATACCGTTCTGTGATTCAAGCATATTAATTCCGCCTGTTTCCCGCTTGAGAATGAATTTATAACCCGTACTCCGGAGACGTAATGCGGTTGTCGTTTGTTCCCGACAATCCTGCACCACAGGAAACCCCGTCGGAGATTCCCATTGCATGGGCTTATCCCCGTTGTGCTTCGTCAATCTCCGCAGCCACGCCATGGCCTCTGCCGCCTTGGGGAACATGGCCTCGATCCCCTCGAACAGCAGCCGGCCCAGGTACAGGCAGTCCCGGTACCCAGAGCCCGGCTCCCTCCACGTGGCCACCCCGGACTCGATATCGGGGAGAACTTCCTGGAAGCAGTGCTCGGCAGCAGAACGTATCGTGGCGCTGTAGCAATAGGTCATTACGGGCTTTTTGGCCATCGACCTTGTGATCCCCTTAGCCAACCACCACGAAGCCCTCTGAGCCCGTTCTGGCTCGTCTGAGAGGCACTCCTGACGCAGCTTCTCCTCCACCCAGCCCTTGACCGCACTGTAGATGTCCTGCTTGGGGCCTTGGCCATCCCCGTTGGTCAGGTTGACTAGCACTCCTCCATGGGGATCACGGAGCATGGCTGAGAAGTGTTGGAGTCCTGAGCAAGTGGCATCCATCCCGACTGGGACTCCCGTTTCATATTCTTCAGGTCTTCCCGAACGATATGCCTCGCGGAGTTCCCAAGCTGCGGAGAAGGTACACCATGGGGAATCTCCCAACCGCTCCCAGTAGTCCTCGGGGTGGTCCAGAGCTTTGCAGATTGCATCCCAGTTGTCTTCCGTCCATTGTGCGCGAACATCCATTCTCTCCTTATCAAAACCGTATGAGTTGGCTATGTGAACCTTCAGCCAGAAAATACCACGCTTGCCGAGGGGTTTCTTGTCCCTGAAGTGCAGCACACCTTTGGCCATGTCCGTACCCTGTGGGTTCGGGTATCCCCGGTAGTACATGCGCCCGCGATAGTCAACGAACATCGGGAACCAGTACTCGGCTGGGTATTGGCTGGCTTTCAGTAGCTGCTTCAGGTCACGGAGCTGGGTCTGCCATGCGTTCCTCCGTTTGGCCCACAGCTTCGTCTTGATCTTCCACTCGACCACGACACTCTTCTCTGTGTCAGTCCAGGTACCCTCGTGGTCTGGGTACGGGAACTCAGGAGCAGATTCAAGGGAACTCCGAGGTACCGACAGTACCCCACCACCAGCGGCCCACACCTGCAGGATTGCACGTCGGGTTGGCTCGTGTATGACGTATGGAATGGATTGCAGGTAGTTCACAGCCGAGAACACTTCCGGGAGATTCTCAGCAGTGAAGGACTCGATGATCCCTCGGCGTAGGGACTTCCGGTACTTGTGATGGAGCACCATCGGAGACCTGAGCTTCCGGGTAGGGGAGATGTACCCACCATCGTTGGCCATCGTGTACGGGTCCGGAGGGTAGTGCATAGCAGCCTCTTGCCGGTCCCATACGCCCACCACGTCGGTCTGCTCGAACGTCAGGAGCACCTTGAGTACCTCGGGGTTCAGAACGGCCTTTAGGGGCTGCTTGGCGACCTGGGGAGGGGTAGTGATGATCCCCGCTTCCCGTAGTGCAAGCAGTCCCCATTGACCCCACTGGATCAGCTCCTCATCCTCCCGAGCTGCCGTGGCTGACCCCAGTGCCCGTTGGATCAGCTCCTTCAGCTTCTGATCCCTACGGTAGCCGTAGTTGTTCTTCTCGAAGTACTCCAGGTCAAGAGGCCTTCTGTCCTCAACCTCCATGCAGTTCTCCTCGTACTCCCAGGCCTTACCGATCCGCTTGGCCAGGAGGGCGAGGTTCATCTGCCCCCGTCCCTGCATGCAGTTCCTGATCATTGTCTCCAGCAGGATGAAGGCTGCTCGATCCAGGTCAAGGTTCCGTACCCACTTGGAACTCTTCCCCCCTCGGTTCCCATGGACTGCATGGTTATCGAGGATGCGTTGGAGTTGGATCCTCACTGAGTCATGGAGACTTGTGAGTACAGCCTGAGCCCGAGCGTAGGACAGATCCCCCGTCTCACACTTCACTGACAGTTCCGCCAGGAAGCGCTGCTGGGCCAGGGCATCTGCTTGGATTTCGTGCTGGTACTCTTCCTGGCGGGTTCTCATGTCAGATCTTCGTGTCTATGTTGTGTGCCTTGCGGATCCGGTCCCAGACGGAGGCCAGCTTGGACCGCATCTTGTTGAACTGGTCAGTGCCTCCGTACATCTTGGCGAAGTTCTCCAGGATGACAGCCACTCGCTCCTTGGCCACGTCCTTGGCGCCAGCTTCACACAGGGCATCCAGTCGTTGGAATAGGTCTTGATCCCAGGGGATCTCCTTGGGCGTCTTCATACCAGAATGTTCCTCCGTTTCTCTTTCGAGGTTGTGCTGAATCGTCCCCGAAGATGTGCCCCACACTCACACATGTACATCGGGTAGACGTTCACGTTCGTGTATGCCTTGCCGACTTCCTTCAGGTTCGTGCTCCCACAGACCCGGCAGCGCATCTTGTCATCGTCGTAGTACAGAGCCACGTTCGGATGGTTCTGGATGCGGTGGCGAGTCTTCAGGTACACCTCCCAGGTTGCATCAACGTCCTGCACGCAATACGCACGCATCTCCTGTCGGGCTTCCTCCGCTCGTGGGCGCTTCTCGATGATCTCTCGCCACAGCTCGAAGCCCGGGAAGTTCGCGTGCTGGTCCTTGTAGGACTTCGCCACGTACTCAGCCGTGTACTGCAGCTTCTGCGACGTGTGCATGGCCAACCTGCGGTTCTGGACCTGCACATCCACCTGGGCGAAGTGGGAAGGCTCCGGGATCTCATGGAACATCCAGCGGGACCGGATCTTCCGGATATCGAACTTCACTCCGTTCTGGGTAACGACGATATCAGCCTGGTCCAGCAGAGTCCGCAGGTTCCTTACGATGCGCTCATCCGAGAAGTCGTCGTCGATCACGTCCTCATAGAACGTCGGGCCGTCTGCCCACTTGGCCCCATAGGACAGTATGTACCAGTCCTTGCTGAGCTGGTTCAGGCCGATGGTCTGATCGAACAGCCCCCAGAAGTAGCCTTGCAGAGGCGCCGTCTCGATGTCAAGCGTCAGGATCTTTGGTCCCGGTCCCGTTGGCGGCTCGGGCAGCGAGGAGCTTCTGCGCGCGGACTGCGGCTCGTTTTTCTCTGGACTTTTTGTTGCGGGCTTGGCGTTTTTCATCTTCAGTCTTGTGGTAGGGGTAGATGTACTGCTTCTGGGGTTGCTCCCAGTACTCCAAGAGTTGCCTCAGCCAGACCTTGATATCGGAGTAGCTCGTAGACTTCGCACCCCACTGTCCCGCTGCATTGGAGACCTTACCCTCAGCAGCGTTGCATGAGCGATGCAGGAGGCCACGGATATGCCCGGTATCATGGTCATGGTCCAGCACACCCTCCCCCTTGATTCTGAGCATGTCCAGCGGCTTCCCGCAGATGGCGCACAGGCCGTTTTGCTCCCGCAGAAGCTTGTGCCTGTACGCCGTCATCTGGGACCGCTGCAGCTTAACTGCCACGCTTCTTCGGCTCCTTCAGGAATTGGACAGTCACGGAGTTCACTTCCCCGACACTCGGGTCACTCCCGAGCTTGCGGAACAGAGCCTCCGTGAGGATCTCCACCGGATCATTGGCGTCCTCGTTGTCAGGATCGAACAGTGCATCGAAGTTCAGGTGCAGTTCATCATCCAGTGTGCCAACCAGGCAGGCATCCGGCTCGTACACCTGCTTCTGCAGGTTGAAAGCATCGGTGTACTCCACACGCACGCTCACTCGCATCTTGTACAGCTCGTCAAGAGTCTTCATACTCTTCCTCTTCGTAGTTGTCGTCGAACCAGTCTTCCGCAGACCATTCCTCGATCTGATCCCGGACTGACTTGGACAGCTTCAGCGACTCCAGGTACCGCATCACGTTGTCCTCGGGACTGCGCAGCAGGTACAGCAGCCAGGCCTCGGCAATGGCGTTCTGGTTGTTCTTGGCGTAGGCCTCCAACACCAGGGTAGCACACTCCCGCTCAGACAGGCCGTTCAGCAGGTCATGAGTCTTCTTGGGTCCGATAGTCTTCCCTTCGTACCGGGTAAGTCCTGCCACGTTGTCTGCTGTGTCTCCCATCAGCATCTGCGCCCAGAAGAACTCCATGCCTCGCCCCACCAGCTTCTGGGTACCCGTCCGCTCCATGTCCACCAAGCCCAACCATCCAGGGGATGCTCCCTCGTCCACCAGGCCGGTACCGATATCGTACCACGGGTGGATCGTCTGGCGCAAGTCCTTGTCTGGGGAGACCACCACACCATTGTGCTTGAAGGTGTAGCTGTCCATGATGATCGCATCATCCGCTTCAACGTCGGTCTGCAGGATGAAGGATACCTCTGGGAGGCTACCAGAGGCCGCTAGAGCCTCTCTGAGCGGCTCCAATAGGGGAGGCTTAGGTTTACCCTTCCGAGAGCCCTGGTAGGGCTTTGCGGCCCTCACACGGCCCCTCTCGGCTTTCCGGTTCCCCTTGGCCGTCAGGTGTACCCTGGCTCGACCACAGCCAGCCATGAACATCTTGGTCAGCACGTCCTGTTGGACACGCTTGATAGCCGTGGGGAGAGTCTTCACGGAGAAGGCTGCCTGGTAGCAGGAGCCATCCCCATCCACCAGAAGGATACGGGAGTTCTGCGGACGAGACCAGACTTTGGGCCACTTCAGGGCTTTGATCTGGTCAAGCCTCATTCTTCATCCTCTTCCTCGTCGTCTTCGTCCGGCTCAGGCAGAGCAACCTTCTTCTTGGTGATCTTCAGGGTCTTCTTGGCGGCAGCCTTCTTCGGCGAGGGGGGCGGGGTTTCCTCTTCTTCCTCATCCTCATCGTCAAAGTCGTCATCATCGTCCTCTTCGACAGGTTCGGGCAGCTTCTTCACCTGACCGAGCTTCGGCATCTTCACGCCAGTGGCCTTCTTCGGAGGCAGGGCTTCTTCCTCTTCGTCAGGCTCTTCCACGTCTCCGACGTCATTCTTGTTGTCGGCACGCTTCTGGCGCTCCTCCTCGACCTTGTGAGCTTCCTCCAGCTCCTTCTCCAGCACACCGCCATTGGCCAGCAGTTCCTCGATAGGTGAGCCAGAGAAGTTCGTGGCGGCCAGGATGTCCCGCTGCATCTTGCCCTGCAGGGCGTTGCCGTCCTTGTCTGTGTAGCTCAGGCTGGCCCACATCTCCTCGGTGGGATCGTTCCAGATGAACAGCATGTACCGATCCTCGGGGAAGGCGACAGGAGGCTCGATGGGCTCATCGGTACGGTCATCCACGGCAGGCCGGATGATGTCCATGTCGATGTTCACGTACTTGCCATCCTTGCTTTCCTTCATGGCGGTGATGTACGTGTTACCGATCAGGCCAGGGAAGCTGCCAGACAGACCATCAGGGTCCATGGTGCGAGCCCACTTGCTGTGGTTCGACTTCTCCTGCCGGCTGATCTTCTGCGGGTACGTGAACACCACCCGAGGTACACCCTCGTGGTAGTAGTCATCCTTGTTCTTAGCTTTGGCCTTCAGCGGCTGGATTGCGAATGCAAGGCTGAAGGCATCCTTCGTGGGGTTCGTGCCTGGCTTGGCCTTCGGGCTCAGAGGGCGATCCCCCAGCTCTATGTAGCCGATCAGGGTGGCGAAGCAGGGGCCGACAGGCAGCGGCACCCCGCCTCCACCTACTTCGGTTTCGTGCATGTTCCCGCGGGTTTCGGCAACGTCCTTGGCTGCTTTCTTGATCAGGGAGACAATGCTGGGGGCTGCTTTGGTTTTGGCTTTCATACGTGAACCTCGTGTTTCGTGAACATGTCAAGACCTGCCTCGGCGGCTGCCGGGAAGGGTACTACCGGCTTGTACCCAAAGGGTTCAAACCGTTCGGGGATCTTCTCCATAGTCCCCTTGACCAGCTTAACCACAGCGTTGACAGCGCGGTCGATACAGTCAACGTACAGAGCGTCATGCACCTGGTTGATAAGGTACACCTTGCCCTTCCAATTCGGCTTGCTGATAATGGCGTATGCAACGTCACCTGCCATGGTCTGGACGAAGAGAGAACTCTCACCCTGGATCATGTAGTTGCGCATCTGCGTAGGCTTGAACTCCAGCACCTTCGTTGGTACACCCTGCTTCCACACGGTCTTCGGTTCTTTCTTGAAGGTGTACCGAGTACCTGATGGGGCACGCCACTCCCCGAATGTCTCCGTGTAGTACCCACCATCCTCAAGGGATCGACGCTCCTTCCAGGTACTTGCTTCCACCTTCGGGAACACGTCCTTGTTGAACCACCGCTCAACCCCAGGGAACAGGGCTTTCTCGTCGTCGATGAACTTCTTCGCAGCCTCCACAGACATACCTGTCGTGCGCGCGATACCGTACTCGGTGGCGCCGTATTGATCTTGGTGTTTACCTGGGGACGCTACTCCCAGGCCTTGGGGCTGTGTGTTGCCACACAGAACAGACTATATCATCTGGGCAGTTACTCCCAGCCGTGCACTTCGGGTCGCTTGACCCTACGGCTTTCGCCTAGTCGTTGCACCTTTCCGGAAAGCTAACCAGCACTCGTGCTCGATCTGGTGGCAGCGTTTGCATACCCCTTGGAAGTTTGATAGCACGTTGTTCCGCCGATTATGGTCTATGTGGTGCAGTAGCATTTGTTCAGGTGGTAGCTCGACTCCGCAGTCGTAGCAGCCCCCATCTTGGCGAGACCACACATCCCTAAGAAACCAACGTCGATACTTCTGCTCATGGCAAGGGCCTTCGTTCATACCACCGCTACCTACAAAGGCTTGCCCACCACGTGCAGTCGTCCGCCTGCGGCTCTCATACCATCGACTCACCTCCTGCCGAAATACCGCACACTCCGGACAGAACTTGCCTGCCGGCCCTTGCTTTATATACGCGGCCGAACAAACCAGACAATGGGATGAGGTTGGTTTGTACTTCACATCTGCTTTCCTTATTTGGCTCAGGATTGCCTACTAGAGGGTTCCCCTGAATTCACACGGTTTTACTCGCGCTACAATTAACGCGAAGGCAGGCGGCTTGATGTCCGTCCGCATCTGCTTGTACTTCTTGTGCTCAGGGTGGTTGTCATCCTTGCACTTCAGCAGTACATCCGCATACGACTCGTTCAGCTTCTTCGACAACCGCAAACAGTGCATGTCTGTCCCATCGAGTAGTGCCTTGATCAGGTTCTTGTCGTGGGACATGTACGCGAGAGTGACCACCTCCAAGGACGTGTAGTCAATCTCGATGATCCGTCCGACAGGGTTCCCCGTCTTCAGGCCATTCATGCAGTAGTCGTAGGTCTTCTTGTTGATCTCCTTCCGCTGCAGAGCGTAGTCCAGCCAGATCGGATCGTTGAATCGACTGGTGAACATCTGCTTGACACGGCTGGTGCCGTCCCTCGGGATGTTCTGAAGATTCGGCCTCGAACTACTTAGGCGCCCCGTGACGGTCTGAGTGACGTTCAGCTCATGGTGCAGCAGGTTCCCTTCCTGCAGGTACTGCAGGGCACCGGACACCTTGCCATTGACCTCCTTGAGGTAGTACGTGCCCAGATCCTTGTCGATCTCAGACAGCCTCACCAAGGCCTTTAAAACGGGCTTGGAGGCTTCTGGTACCGCAGGTGAGGATGCTACCCCCTCCAGGATCTCGCGCCCCGTAGGAAGCACAGGAGTACCGTCCTTGAAGGTGCGCTTGCCGATACCATCTTCGATCAGACTCTGAACTTCAGGATCAAGCTTGCTTCGCTTGACCAGGCCCTTGAGCTGGGTTGCAAGTACACCCTTCTTGGTTTGGACTTCCTCGGTCTCGACTTGGAAGATCTTCCGTTCACCCTTGTTCTTGCCCGAGGCATACCGGATGTAGTCCAGTCCTTCCGGTGCCTCATGGCATGGGTAGAACTCCCCGCCCGTTGTCTGCCACGCAGGAACCTTGACGTAGATCGGGTTCCCTTCTGGATCCGTTCTGGGGACAGGTGCCTCGTAGTCGTAATGCCCTCCGAAGATAAGGGAGGACAGACCGTAGGCCGTGCGCTTTACTGGAGCACCTTCCGGTACCAGAGCTTGAAATGCCTCCTGTACCTGCAGATCCAGCTTCTTCTGTTCCTCCTCCAGCTCCTTGATATGGGCCCGGGCCACATCCATATCTACGTGCAGACCGGACCGCATTGCCATGACATTGAACACCAGGCCGCCCATGCGTGCCATGGCGTTGTCCCACATGCCCTCTTCTTGGAGCCTCTTAACCTGTCCCCAGAACACTCGGCGGGTATTCTCGATATCACCCAGTCCAGAGTCGTAGTCCAGAGACATCAGATATTCGTCGTACAGTAGGGCCTTGTCGATCTCGCTGGTCCGTACACCTGCCTTCCACAGGGCCTTGACTGCATCGACCTTCATGGTGCCCCCGTACTTGGGCGCCGTCTCCGTCAGGCGCGGCACGGTCTCCCGGAACCCAGACAGCAGGTACTCAGCCAGGGCCGTGTCGAAAATCTGCCCTCCTCGACGGAAGAAGGCCTCGATCTCCTCCGGCCACTTCTCCCACAGCCACTGCAGGTCGTACCCGATGTTGTGCCCCACCAGCAGGTTCACGTCATTCGGGATCTTGAACTTGTAGGCCTCAGCCTCTGCCTTGGAGTGGAAGTACTTGCCCGTCTGCTTGAACGTCTCTGAGTCCGTTGTCTTGGACATACCGATGGCGACGATCCACAGGTCAGGGTCATAGGGCAGGCTGATGACTGCAGCCCCAGGCTTGACCTCAGTCTCCAGGTCAATGATTAGAGCTGCCACTCTTACCCTCCTCTGGCCAGCGTTGAAGTAGGATCAGCGCGTTCGTAGCAATGTGCGCGAGATGGAGTTTACCACTCTCATCGTCCAGGGACGCAGGATCCTTCAGCCACTCGGACTGGTGGCGCAGCAGGGCCTGCTTGTACTTGTCCAGAGGCACATCCTTCCAGCCAGTCTCTGGGTAAGGTGGTTGCCGTTCGTTGCAGCCCCAGTGCAGAACACGGTTCACGGCTTCAAGGGCATTGGCCAGATCACGATGCAGCAGCAGGGTGTTCAGCTTTTGGCCCCGCTTGATAACCGCCTCAGCCTGGGCCGAAGACAAGTTGGACTTGGGATGCTCCCGCAGAGGGATTCCGGCGCGGAGGGCATTGATGGTACTACCCGGTTTCTCGGCTCCCTTGCGTTTACTGTGGGCACGGTAAGCAGCCAGCAGGAACAGAGCAGGGGAATTGCCTTTCTTATACTCAAGGTACTGCATCCGGCTCCACTTGTACAGCTCTTCTGCGTTCACATAGATTTCATCTGGGTGCATCGCAGACCGCGCAATGTTTACTTGCTCGGGTTTGGCGCCTTGGAGCACTTCCTGTATGCGCTTGGCCCCCTTGCTCCACCATCCAGCACCTATAAGCATCCTGCTGGCATCATACGTTGATGCCCCGGTGAAGTATTTGTACCTCTCGCCCACCTGTACGTAAAAGGCATTGGAGTTGCCCCAGACGTAGTGAGCCACAGGGGATTGTGCATTCCCCTGAATCCACTGATCCGCCACCCACATGTGTAGCTCTTTGGAAAGCTTGCTCATTCCTTGTCCTCACGAATGCGGAGAAACACAGGGTGCCGAAGGCCACCTGCCCGATCCACCTGCATGTACTGCACCTCACACCACTTGTCTTTCAGTTGTTGGCGATTGGCCCACATGTTCCGACGTTCAGAGAGAGTCAGCCTGGATGCGGAAGCATCCACAGTGTGCCATACAGTGTCCCCCTCCAACAGGAAGCGGACAGTGAAGCTTCCCACCTCGCCCTTGGCTTGCCCATACTTGTCGAAGGCTTCATACAGGAACATTATCTGACCATCCAGAGTCTCTTGCCGCTTCAGCTTGCCCCACACCTTCGACCGGCCACCTTGGTAATACTGACCAGCAGGATCCTTCAGCATGAGGCCTTCGCCACCCCGCTTCACCACCCTGTGGAACAGTTCCTGTACTTCTTGCAGGTTGTGGCATACACGAGAGTCCGGGCGCCGGATGGCCGGGTATCCGCTGTCGGCAATCTCTTGCAGCCAGTTCTGGTGCGATTGGTAGCTCGTGACCCGGGCAGGGCTGTCCAGGATGTAGAAGCAGCCGTGTAGCCTATCAAACCATTCCGGTCGCTTCTTGGATCGCACCACTTTGTAGGTGCTGTCGAAGTCCAGGTACATGAACTCACAGTCGAACATGGCTTTATCCGTCTCGTCCCGGATGCGGATCCACAGATCATCGTAGTCCGACAGGTTGTGCAGCTCCTTACCGGCGTAGCTGATGTAGTTTACCCGGTTGCCCTGCACCTGCACGAGGCAGCGCACGCCGTCCAGTTTCTCCTCAGCAATCACAGGGAAACCGAGTTCATCACCCCGCTTGATCGAAACGCCCTTCATGAGTACCTTGCTCATTCTACCTCCGTGAAGTCGCACATGGCAGAGTCGAAATGGACGGACGCTTTCAGGTACGTCGGATGCCCACTCTTCTGCAGCTTGTTCTTTGTTGTGCTGAAGCCTCGGATCTCCGAGTTCTCAGCCTCATAGTTGCCTGCCATCAGCAGCAGGTCTACTGCACCCTGTACGCCAGTCTTGGAATCCTTCAAGGCTGACTGGGGAGGGTACAGCATATTCGCTCCTTCCTGACTGATCTGAATGGTGCCGACAGACACGAAGTCGTACCGGGCTGCAAGCTCCCGCATCATGACCCAGATCTGCTGGACTTCCTCATGTTTGGCGCCCACAGGTCCGCCTACGTGGAAGTTTGACAGCATGTCCGCGAACACGACACTGGGACGCACCGCGCTGATTACACGTTCGATTTCAGCCATCTTGGCACCATGCATATCCTTGACCCTGATGAAGTCAAATGGCGCACCAATGGCCTGCTCGTACCGCTTGCGGAGGGACTTGTCGTTGCTCCACTTGATCAGCTGCTCGGTGCTGGCACCGAGGGCAGCCTGGTAGATCCTGGGGATCAGGCGACGGCCCTTACCCTCGTTGTTCAGCCAGAGCATCGGACGTTTGGTTCCCCAGAGCTTTGCAGCCTGGGGAGCCCAGTCCGTAGCAATGGACGCTACAAGCGAGGATTTGCCTTTGTCTGGCCGAGCTGCGACAGCAACACTGATGCCAGGCATGATACCCACCAGCCCATGATAAAACGTGGGCCAGCGTCGGAACTTGAGGCCTTCATCCTTGTCGATCTCCGCGAGAAGCTCCTCGATGGGAGTATCCTCGTACTCGTGTGCAGACTGCCTACCAGTGCTACGCAGCGTGGCGTCAGCCAGTTGCATGCACTCGAAGGCCAGGTCCACCTCGTCGTCGTCATCGTACCTTGCGAGTACAGCGCCTATCTTCCCTCGCAAGTCCTCGGCTGCAAGCTGCTCACCCACAGCGGCCAGGGCTTCCTCATCCGGCTCAGCGGTCTCCAAGGAGTTCACCAAGGCAATAAGCAAGTCCGAGCCTTCCTTTTCCTTGCTCTTTAGCTTGACCATCTCCTTGAGGGTGCCGAAGTCCAGCTTGGGTCCACTGGGGACAGCCTTGAAGTACTTCTTGTACCACTTCAGGAGAACCTTAGTCTCGGCGGAAACCGTAGGAGGTACAGCTTCCGCCAGCACTCGGAACTTCTGGCGATCAGTCAGGGCGAGCAGTAGATTCTGCTCGAAGCTCATACCAGCTTGTTCCCCACCGGACCGAGGTTGATGGCGTTCTGAGCCACGTAGAGGCTGTCAGAGCCCTTTGCAGGTCGCATGGTGATCTCCCCCTTGGCCAGCGCATGAGCGAGCTTGTAGGCTCCGTTAGAGTCCTTGAAACGGCCATAGGTAGCCCCAGTACCCTCCTTGGCCAGGTTGTACACCACCCAGTCATCACCCAAGCGCTGTACCGAGTACGGGTACAGGGCATCGAAGGATTCTTTGGCAACACGGCGGTCGTGGGCGTTCATGCTTTTCATGGTGTCACTCCTGGATGAGACTGCGAAGGGTTTCAATGGTAAGGTCTTTGGGGTCGTGTCCTTCGGGGATAGCCAGCTTGTCCATGGTGATCCCGAAGGGGGAGAGTTTCTTGCGGGCCGTGCGGAATGCCTGATCTCCGGGCTCATCGCCATCATATGCAAAGTAGATGTTGTCGTGCTGCACCAGCAGCCGGAGAGCTTCCTTGTGCAGACCAGTACCGTGAGTACTGACGATCAGCGCCTCACGATGGCCGTGCAGGGCATGTGCGAACTTCACAGCCGACAACACGTCTTCAGTGACGACGACGATAGGTGCCGGAGGACGGCATCCAGACGGTCCGTGAACACGGAACTCCGAATAAGAGTGCGAGTGCACCCACTTCGGGGCAGTGCTTTCATTGTTGGTGGCTCGACCTTCCCACTGATCGCCACGGATCAGGTACAGGCGCTGAGCAGAGGGGCTATACCGAGGCCAGTACCCACAGATCTGCAGAGCAAGGTGCTCGGTGATGCCGTACCGCCAGAGTCGGTCGGCCATGATGTGCTCGGGCGGATGTTGCAGATCCTCCGGTAGTTTCTTCCAGTCCTTGTGTTCCACTTTAACCTCCAGTTGTTTCACATGCGTCTTGCGTTCAGTCCATCCCCGATTGCAGCGGAAGCACCAGGCAGACCACCGATCCGGTCTGTTGTGGACCACCAGGTTATCCCTGAGTTCGTGGCCGTGGCGTATCCGCGTTGAGTGCCCTACGGGGAGTGACTGAGCGACCCTCAGCCACTCTTCCATGTCACTCCTTTATCAGGTAATACTGGTGGGTATCCTTCGGTTTGCCAGGCGCCCACATTGCCACCAGCATGAATGAGTCGTCACCGTTCGACTTGATGTTACGATCCCACGCCGTCATTCTTCCGAGGAATTGGTCATTTGCCATACTTAGAGAACCTACGTACAGTGTGTATACCCTGTAGTTCTTGAACCGCTCTTCATTGTACTGCAGGTCGGGTTTGATGCTCTCTACGAACTTCCAGAGCAGCGCGTCAGCCTGGCGCATCGCCACGATGGCTTCAGCAGCGGGAAGACTGCACAGCTCCCCCTTCATCACGTCATGCACATTCTGCGCAAACGCGGGAACCTGGATATGCTTAATGAGGTCAGGCATGAAGCGCTCATACAGATCATGCCAATAATCGAGCTTCTCAGTAGTGAGGGCCTCCACCGCACCATACGTTTGCAGCACGTATGCAAGAACCCCCAGTTCTGCTGATGACCACTCAAACTTGGAGTCTTCCAGGTAGTTGCGGAGTCGCCCCCGGTCTACCCAGGAGAACGCTTTCAGGGTTTCCCTCATAGGCCCCGAGTACTTCCGTGTGAACACAGCCCGATTATGTACGATCTTCGGGTACTTCCGCAGGTACACAAGGGGCTTTTCGTGCCTCGAGTCACCTGCGTCGGGGGACTGTCCTCGCTGCACGCAGTCAAGCAGCTTCTGGAGTACTTGCTGGGATTCACAGTTGAACTCCACATAGTCGTAGTTCTCCGCCCACCGGTTCAAGTATTCACGCACCTTGTACACTGCCAGGTCCTGGCGGACTTTCAGGAGCTGCCCTCGCGCGAAAGTCTGCTCATGCTCGTTCTCAAGGAGCTGCAGTTTCTCCGAGTACAGGATGCCTGTGTCTTCCTGCCATTTGTACAGGTCTCGCAGTGTAGCCGGCGTATCCGGGGAATTGGCAAGTGCTCGTAGTTGGGCTTTGTCCAGAGTGATCATGCTAGTGCCTCACGACATAGAAAGTCTTGACTGCCTTCAGCTCCACCTCA